CGAGCCACGACCGCACATCGTCCAACGTGCGGCAGTGCATCAGTTCCTCGTGGCCGCAATGCCAGTCGCCATACGAAAGGAAGCGGCTTAACCACCGCGTCCGCGACCGTGGCAGCGCGAAGATGATGAATGGCGTCATGCCGTTGTGCTGTCGATAATCAGGCCGGTGCCGACCAGCGCCGTCAGCAGTTGCGTAAGCACCGCGACCGTGGCGCTGCCGCGCGAGCCGGTGATGACGGCCGGCGCCCCTGGTGTGGTGCCATTGGCGGCGAACGGCCCGCCCACCGCGAGCGACTTCAGTATCGCTATCCCACCGATTGCCCGGTTGATGGTCAGCGGGTTGTCAAGAAACCCGCCAGCATCACTGTAGCGGCCGATTACGAAGTCCTCGCCAGGCGTCTGATCGCCCGGCAGGATCGTCCAGCGCGCGGCACCCCCAGCGCGTCCTGCGATCATCCGCTGGCCACGCACATCATTATCAAGAAATAGCTGCGACGGCGGGCCGCCACTACCGGCGATGATGGCGTAAGTGCCAATGGTGAGCGAGCCGCTCATCGTATCGCCCGACTTCGCGACCCGCGAGGTATCCACCGGATGCACATGGTCGCCGCGGGAATACGTCTTCACCGTCCCGGCCGACGCCGTGCCATCCATCTCGGGCAGCGTCGTTGCGGCAACCGGCTGCGCCGCGAACAGCGTGGCCTCGGCTGCCGTGGCGCGTCCGGTCTCGGTCGTGATCGCCGTCGCGTTCGTCGCATCACCCGCCGCGCGTGCCGTTGCCTCAGCGCTGTCCGCGGCAATGCGGGCATTCGTCTCCGTCGTCAGATCCGCCTGCAGCGCCGCATCGCCTGCCAGACGCGCCTCGGTCTCCTGGTTGATTTGGCCGATCAGGTTGGAACTCGTCGGTGCCCCGGCCTGCCCGCCGGTTCGCACCAACAGCGCCAGAAAGAAGGCGCGCCAAACGTCGGTGACCTCGCCAACGGAATTGACCATCGGCGCACTTGGAAAGCCCGCGGCGAGTTCAGTCGCCATTCAGTAGCCTATCGCGTACCACTGGATCGGCGTGGCGGTCACCGGGTTCTGCCCGCTATCGACAATCGTGCCGTAGAACCCGGACGTGTTCACCACGAGGCTGCCGACGCTGAACCCGATCGTGTTCCCCTGCGCCGTGGAGTTATAGGCCGCGGCCACAGCCACGCAGGCCGTCGCGAACGTCGGCGAGAACGACACATTGAGCAGCCCCGAACCGTTGGTCGTGGTGGTGCCCGCACGCACCTTGCTGGCCGACGAGTCGATGCGCGCCGACAGCGCCGCTTCGGCATTCGTGGCGCGGTTGACCTCGGCGGTTATCTGGTCCTGCAGGTTTTGGTCGGCGGCCTTAATATAATCGACATCATTGTCGCGCTGCTCCTGCAGCAAAGTGTCCGCCGTGGTTCGCGCCGTTGTCTCGGCATTGTCCGCGGCAATGCGGGCGTTGGTCTCAGCGGTCAGATCCGCCCGCACCGAGTTGTCGATGCCGAGCAGCGTCTGCGCCTCGCCGATCGTCGCCGCGATGCACACCGGCTGCATGGCCGCCGACACCACGGTCGAGGACGGCCCATCCCACACCAGCACGCCATTGGCGTCGCGCAGGATCAATCGGTATTGACCATCACCGTAAAGAATGCACCGCCCGGCCGCGTCCAGCGTGATCGGTTGTGTATTCATTGCCACGCCGCCAGGATCGACCCAGGTGGTTTTGGGCGTTGTTGAATTGGGAATATACGTCTCTAAGGTGCCACCTGCATACGGGTGACCATTTGCGTCAGCAAACTGAAGCTCGGCGCTCGGAAGCAGAATTGCCATTATGATTTCGCCGCCTCTATGTCCACCCAGGCGCCCTGCAGCGCGGTGTGGACATCCACCGACCAGGTGACGCGAAACACCCGATCACGCGCCATGCCCAACCGCTGCCACTGCATGCTCGTGAGGTATTGCCCGATGCCAAACAGTTGCTGCCCGACCGGGTTGCCGAATGTATGGCCGCGGTCATCGCTCCAATCGAGATACACCGCATAGGGCTCAGCAACAGTGCCGCCACCCGCGCCCGCCTCTGCATCCAGCAGGAACTGCCGGTAGAAGATCCGTTGCCCGTCCGCCACCAGATGCGGCCACGACCGCACCCGCTTTACCGGACCGCCGAAGTCGTTCTGCTGCGACAGGTCCAGCGCATAGAGGTTGCCGTTCTGCCAGTCGCCGATCACCACCTCGCCGAACGCCGAGAGCGCGCAATTCGCCCGATGGCGATGCTCGTTGCCGTTGGTGTCGATCCAGGCCAACTCGTGCCACAGGCTGGTTGACTTATCGAAGACCCAAGTCTTGTCCTCGCTCGGGAACGTCAGCACGTAGAACATATGACCGGCGAATTGATACGTCATGCCGATGGCATCGGAAATCGTGGCATAACCGGCGATCTCGGCCTCGATGGCAAACGTGGAAATCCGCTTGACCTCGTAGCCGGCACCCTCGACCACGATGCCCTGGCCCTCGCGGGTCTGCGACAGCCAGTAAACGGCATTGTCCACCGTGGCGACCGAGTATTTCGCGGCGCAGCCGTGCGGGATGAACACGCCGGCCTGCTCCTGAAACGGGAAGTCGGCCGCCCCGGTGTTGTACCAGACCTCGGTGGATTGCGTGCCGAGCAGCCAGATCTGACGCTTTGCGACGCAGAGCGTCACCAACCGATCGCTGTAGCTTTGCTTGTTGGCGAACCACAGCGGATCGAACGTCGTGGCGAGGCTGTCAGAACTGATGAACTGCGGCGTGCCAGGCACGTTGAACAGCAGATAGGTGTCGAGGTAGTCCACCCGGTCGGCGCCGCGGAATGAGCCTGTCGTGTCGCTGATCTGCGAAAAGGTGTTGTTGCTCAGGTCGATCTGCCAGCCGTTCGGCGTGCCGTCCACGATCACCAACGTGAGGCCATTGTCCGCCATGCTGACGGGCGTTGTGATGCCCACGGTGATGCTACCCACCAGGGTCCACGCCCACGCCTGGGTCACGCTGTAGATGCCGCTGCCGGCGCACACATAGAGTGTGCCGTTAGGCGCCAGCCGCGCGCCGCGGATCGGGCCTTGAGGCGCGGTGGACAAGAGCCGCAGGCCGGGCGTGGGATAGTACGTCGTGAGGGTGGATGCGGCGGCCAGCAGGCGGTTGCCGGTCAGCGCCGGATGCACCGGATCGCCCTGCCCCGCCGGCATGGCCTCGCCGTAGAGGTTCAGGCAACGCTGTGCTGCGGCGATTACGCTGCGTGCCTGATAGGCCCCACCCAAGAGCGCCACGCGCGGCATCAAGTATTCACCACGCGCCACCACCCATGAAGCCCTGCGACGATCCCGCCGCGATGCCGCTACCGCGCCGGCCGGTGCCGACCACGCCCGCCAGCGACAATTCGGGGATCTGCGAATTAGCCGTGCGGATAGTCGCCAACGCCGCCTTGGACAACGCCATCAGCGACGGCTCCGGCGGCAACCCGTAGACCGGGCGCAGCATGCAGGCGAGGCTGTAGACAATGGCCTGGGTGTATTCGAGTGGCACCATGAGCGGTGTGGTGAGCGTGAGCGTCGGCGACAGCGCGGTTTTGGTGGCAACATGCAGTTCCCACTGCGTCGCCTGCGGGATCGGCCAGAAGTGCAACACGCCGAACGGCCACGCGGAATCAAGGAACACTGCCGCCGGAAAGGTGCTCAATCCCTTGAGGACAATCTGGTTGTAGTCCTCGCGCGAGCCGATGATCTGCAGCGGGTAGTCCAGAAGCAGCGGCTGTTGTGATGCATCTGTCTGCGTGGACGAGGTGACGAGCATGCGCGCAAAGGCGCTTTCGATGCGGTCAGGTCGCGCGGTGTGGAAGTTGGCGCCTGGTCCGATGGTGTAGGATGCAGCGCCGGTGGAGACGATTGACGTATCGGCCAGCGCCCAGACCAGCCAGCGGCGCCGCTGCCACTGTGCCAGCATCATGTTGAGATGATCGAGGGCCGCGTAAACGTCCTCGGCGTAGATGGTCTGTGACAGGCTCGCGGCACCGCTGTTGAGCAGCGCCAGCCGGGCCACATCACCAGCGGTAAGCGTGACGCCGGCCGTCGTGGGCACACCGACCGGGCCAACGCCAATCGAGAGAAGGCCGACCGCGCTGGTGCCAACCGGCGTGTCAGATGCGCTCATACCGTCACCGTCTCAATGAAGGGCCACGCCCAGGCATCGATGGTTTTCGCTGTGCCGTTCCAGCCGGCCGGATAGAGCGCGCTGGACGGCCCCTGCATCACGAGGTTGCCGCCGACGCCGGATGAAATACCGGGGTTGGGTCCGCCCGGCCCATACCAGGCGTATGAGACTTCAAGCGCGTCGCCGACGTTCAGCGTCTCAGCGATCGTCAGCAACACGTTCATGCCGCTGATCGCTGGCGTCACCGTCAGATCGGTGCCACCGCGCTTCACGTGAAATCCGTTCTGCGGCCATGCCTTGATCCCGTCGTCGGCATTGGACTGGAACGACATCACGGCAGTTGCGAAGTCCGGCCCGGTGGGACGTGCGAACGGCACGGTGATGACCTGTCCGCTGCGGGTGATCGCCCCGCCAGTCAGCGGGCGCCAGAGCGGCGTCCACTGCACCCCTTTGTCCTGCACGCACCAGCGCGCATATCCCTCGACCTCGCCCCAGCGCGACGAGCCGTAGTCACCAGTGTGGATGTTGTCACCGCCATTGAACTGGTAGGCGTAGCTAGGCCCAGACGCATACACACGACCGGAGTAGGGTCCGCCCATACCAGGCGCGTTCTTGCGGGCAAACGACTGCGTGCCGTCCACGGTGTCGGTATTGACCGTCGCGGTGGACACCTGCGACGGCAGCGACAGATACAGCTTTAACGGCACCGGATTGAGGTTCAGCGCATCGAATTGCACCAGCATGTCGGTGAGGTCGGCTTCCTTGCCGGCCCGCGTGCCATCAGCCGAACCGCCCTGGGTGTAACCCACCGACGAAATCAGTGCGTTGGTATAGTTGATGGTCGGGAACGCACCCTTGCCGGGCGGAATGGCGTTAAGGATCGCCACCATATTGGTCCAACTCACGCCCTGGCCGACCATGGCGCGCGAAGTCACCGTCTGCGGTAAGCCGAGCAGATATGTGCCGACACCACCCGGCGTGCCGTCGATCTGCTGTTGGATGATCGAACCGGCGGGCAGTGTGCCGCCCGCGATCACCTGATTGACCGCCAGCGAGCCGGATGCAATCGCGCTGACCGCCATAATCCCCTGACTGCACGAGGCAGTGAATGATGCCGCTGGGCTGGTGCCGGTGAACGCCGCGGTGATCGAGGTAAAGGTCAGCGCCGTCTGGTAAGTGCCAACACCCCCAGGCGTGAGTTGCTGTACGCCAAGGTCGTCGGGATTGTCCGCACGCAAATGCTCCGGCATCTCGGCATCGGCGGCCAGTGTCAGATTGGCATACACCCGCGTCTGTGCGTTCACCCCTGCCGCGACAATCGGCTGACCGCCTGCGACATATCCCGATGTCAGGCTTTCCACAGTCAGCGTCAGGCCGGAGATCGAGCCGACAAACGATGATCCAGGCGCCAGACCGCCGCCGCCACCGCTATGCCATGTGCTGCCCGGATAGGCGGTGCAGAACTCCAACGCTGGCGGCAGCGGTGTCAGGCCATCGCGTATGCGAAGCAGCTGCTGCGCGAGAACAGCGCAACGTCCCTGCATAAAATAGTCGCCGGCCTTGTAGTTGGTGGTGCCGACCGGCACGCCGCTGAGGCTGATGCCGGCACTGCCAGGCATCGGGCCAGGACCAAGGAACGCGCCGAGGCTAGCGACCAGAAATGCGATTGGGCCATTCGGGTTCAACCCAAAGCCACCGAACGAATAGAACGAATTGCTGCGCCACGACTGGCCGTAGGATATGTGCCCGTCGAGCACTACCGGCGGCACGGCGATGATCGGCGACAGAGTTGGCGAATAGGCCAGCATCAGAACCGCAGCCGGACCATGCCAGGATTGCCGGCCCCGCCGGGGAAGTTCTGGCCGCCGCCACCGCCGCCGCCGCCATAGCCATTTGGCGGCGGACTACCGGCGGAGGGCGTGGTGCCGTTGCCGCCGCGCCCGCCGTCACCGAACACGGTGCGTGCGCCACCGCCGCCGCTCGCGTTGCCAGAGCCACCGGAATTGCCGCCGAACGGGCCGAATCCAGAATTGCCGCCGAGTGCGGCGGCGCTTGCCGTACTGCCGCCACCACCGCCGCCGGCACCGCCGAGATAGCGTAGATTGAGCGAGGTCAGCGAATTGGCACCCGCCGCAGCAGCAGCACCGCCAGCGCCCTGCCCAGGATTACCACCAGAACCGCCTGTACCGCCGACACCCCCAGCACCAGCCGCTCCTCCGAAGCCGCCGACGAGGGCGCCCCAACCCGCAAGGGTGCCGGTCATCAAGGTTTGCGTGCCAGCACCGCCGGCCGCGCCAATCGCCCCACCTGCACCCGGCTGACCTGGCGTTATCGTCAGGGTGGCGCCCGACGGAATGGGGATCTGATAATCCTGCAGCGTCGAACTGCTGCCACCACCACCGCCGCCGGAACCTGACGTGGCTTGGCCGCCACCACCACCGCCGCCGCCGCTCACGATGTCGGCGATCAGCATCGTCACACCGGTCGGAGCGGTCCAAGTATAGGAGCCGACCGTGGCCACCGGCACGGCAAAGCCTGTGCCTGCTCCGAGCCGCGCGTCGGTCGCGGTCAACACATCGCCGACGATGTAGCCAATGGCGCCGGTGGGGATAACCGGCGCGCCGTTGTTGGTCAGCGTCACCGTGGTGACCGCACCGCCAGCGACAACCAGCGTGGCCATCGCACCGCTGCCAGTGCCGCCGGTCAACGGGACGTTGGTGAAGGTGCCGTTGGTGTAGCCGGAGCTGCCGGTGACGGTGCCAAGCGTGGCAATCGGGCCGCCGACGAACTGGACGTAAGACGGAAGGTGCGGCGGATATGAGACGGGCATCCGTCACCACTCCTTGGCGACGAACTGCGCGCCGGTCACCGCGCAGAACACCGAGACTGCCGCGACAGAGGCGCCGCCGGGTTCGGCCTCGTAGTAGGCGCCCGCCGGCAGGTATGTGGCGTTGTTCGCCGACGCGCTGGCGGTATTGCCAAGATCGTTGAAATACATATCGGCGGTGGATTTGTTCTGAAACGACCATCCCTTGCGCGCGCTATTTGCCGCCATGAGTTGCTGTGCCTGGCCGCCGAGCGCGATCACACCGGAGCGGTCTGTCTTGGTAACGCCACTCAGAGCCATCAGCCCCTCCGCATATTGCTTGGTGCAGGCCCCGAGAGGCGCGGTTGGATCTGCGGCGAGCAGCAGCGGCCCGCCGACCGTCGTGGTGCCGCCGCTCGGCTGCAATGACAGCGCGTTGCGTGTCGTGTCCCACGTCAGATTTGCCGTGATCGCGCCAGGAACGAACCGCTTGAGACCACCGCGCGGCGTCAATGTGATCGGATTGGCCGGTGGCGCTCCTTGCACATAGCCGGCGGATTTCTGCGTTATCGCGGTAATCGTGGTGCTGCCGGACAGGAATGTCATCTCCCACACGCCGCCGTAGGGATCTTCGGCGAAATAGTGGTTGCCGTCCGACGCATAGGCTGTTGTCACCGAGCCGGTGAGCGTCCCCGCGGTGCTTACCGCCCCGTCGGCGTGAATGCTGAGACCAGTGCTGATCGGGTCGATATAGCCAGTGCCGACACGCACACGTCCGATCGGATTAACCGCAAACCCAGCCGAGGCAATGGCGTCACTCGTGAAGGTGGGCGCCCTCAGATCGATACCACGAGCCATTGTCCAGGCAGGATTGTCCGCCGCCCAATCCGCCATCAGGAAAGTGCTGCCCGACTGCAATCCCCAACTGTTGGCGAAAAACCCGTAATCCAACCCGATAGTATCGGTCTGACCGGCCAGAACGTATCCCGCGGAACGTATGCCGGCTGGCTGCTTATGGGCCAGCGTGGCGACAATCTGAATGCCGGTCTGATATTGATATGACGATCCGGCGGCCGACTCGATATCGATTTCCAGCCCCACCGAACCGATGACATTGGCCGCGCCGGCGGTGAATTTGTTATAGATGTTGAGGCCGAATATGCCGCCCTGTGCCGCTCCTGGCACGCCGCCCAGCGTGTTGTTGATTACGCCGCCCATCTGAGCGCAGACGATGCCGCCGTTGCCGGACAGTCCGCTGGCGGGGCCGGTCTGCGTCATCACAACCAGCAGGCCGCCGCGATTGCCGGTGTAGCCGGTGCCACCAAAATTGTAGGTAATGCCGTGCAGAAATAATCCCTGGCCGGTGTAGGCCATGGTATCGCTGTTCACCGCCCACTGGTTGAACGATGCGAGCGGACCAAGGCTTGTCGTGCCTGTGAAGGCACATTGCTGCCAGATGCCGGAGGTGTTTCCCGCGGCAAATCCGGCATTCATGTTGGCGTTGAGGGCAAGCGGCGCATTGAGCGTGAGGCGTCCGCTGTTGCGATTGATCGTCAGCAGATTGGTGTTGAGATTCGCCCCAGCATCCGTGAAGGATGTCATGGCAATATTGCTGCCAGCGTTGGCAGTGCCGGTCTCGGTGGTGTTATCCAGCCCGATGCTGAATCGCGCCACACCCGCCGTATCAAAGCGGAGCGTGCGATAGCTACCAGCCGCACCGCTGACATGGATGGCTGGTGCGCCACTAAACGTCGTGGTTCCAACCACTGTACCGCCGGTCAGCGGCAGGAATGGTCCACCAACTATCGTGGTGTCCGCGTCTAGCTTACGCGCCCACCAGCCATTCCACTCGTCCGCCGACGGCACATAGCCTTCCAGCCAGCCGGGATCTCTGCCGCTCATTGTGTTGCCTGTGGTGCGGGTGGCTGTGCGGAGACGACGTGCGAGTAATTGCCGGCCCGGTGCGATTGCATCGGCATCTGCGCCTGCGCCATCTGCGCACCCGCCCCACCGATCGCCATCAACGCCGCCGCCGCCTTAGCCGACACACTCGGCTCGTCGGCGAGCCCGTAGATCGGCCGCAGCGACTGTGCCAGGTTCCACAGCATCGCCGTCTTGTATTGCAGCGGCAGCGTGATCGGATCGGTGAGCGCCGAGAACTGCCCGAGCGACGCCTTGGCCTTGATGCGCAGCGACCACGTGGCATCGGGCACCGGATAGAAATACACCGTGCCAGTGGCGCCGGCCGTCGCGTCGTAAAAATACGCCTCGGGCGGGCCTGGCAGCGCCTTGGTGGCAATGCGGTCGTAGCCCTCGCGCGCCATGAACGGATAGAGCGGGGTATCTGCCCCGGTGGAGATCAGCCGCGCCGTGGCGCTGTCGATACGATCCGGCCGCTGCCCCGCCTGGGACAGCACGAACGTCCCGGCAGCGCCCACGGTGTAGGCAGCGACCGCGCTACCGGTCGCCACCGCCTCGACCAGATCGAACACCAGCCAGCGGTTCAACTGCCACTCGGCGAGCAGCATGTTGAGCATATCGAGGCCGTCCTGGCTGTCCTCTGCCCGCGGCGTCTGGCCGACGCCAGACACGCCGCTCGCACGCAGCGCGAACGTCACCAGATCGCCGGCCGTGTTGATCGCCACGCGGCTAGTCCCACAGCGCCCAGGCGCCGCTGACGTAGCGGTAGGAGATCTCCTGGCCGATCGCCCCCGCCGTGCTCCCCACAGCGCCGCCTGTGGCTGTTTGCACGGTCAGCGCGGTGACGATCTGCCCGAACGACATGGCCGCCCGCTGGCCCTGTGTGGGGTTAGGCGGCAGCAGCACCGTCAGCGCCGCGATGGTGCCGGCAGGATTGATGAACATCAGCGTCTGATTGGCCGCGAATGCGACGGTGGTGCCGGTCAGCGGCGTGACGGCAGTAATCGTACTGCCGCCGTAGGCCGCCTCAAGCTCCGCGCCGTCGTGCATACGCGTGCCGGGTGAGATTGCCATGACCGCCTCCCTCAGTTCGCCGCGAGACGGCAGGCGAGTTGCGGACGGATGACGCTGATGCCCCAGAGCACGTCGAGACGGGTCGGCAGGAAGTCGTTGTTGATGTCGTATTGCCGCACGAGCCTGATAGAGATACCGTCCTTCTGAGCGCGCGAGGCCATATCAACACCTCTTGGCATCTCCAGATCAGCGGAAGCGAACGTAGCAAAATCTGGGTGGTACGCGAGGCTGATGCCGCTGGCCGTGCTCGCCGTGCCTGCGAAGGTGATGGCATTGCCGGACGCGGGCAGTGCGGTGACGTTCTGCAGGGCACCGGTGGCGACGGGCGTTGGCGCGATCGTCCACGTGGCAGCGCCACCGGCATTGGTGCTGAGATTGACGAACTGCTGCAGCACGCCGCTGTCCACCTTGGTCTCGGGATGCACGCGGTTGACGCCGGCCACAGTGAAGATGTCGCCAATTTTCGAGGCGCCTGTGCCGGCCTGCACGGTAAGCTGAGAGCCACCCAGGGAGTTGACGGTGTAACCCGCGCCGGCGCCCCTGGTGTATGTGCTCAGGTGGGTATTCTCCGCCCACTCGAACCCAGCCGTGGTGCCCATCACGCCGTCGGTGTATTGGCTGGCAATCTGTGTTGACTGCTGGAACAAGCCCTTCAGGCTGTCCACCATATCCACGTTGTCCTGCGTATTTATGCGCAGTTGCCACTGCTTGGACTGTGGCGTGAGGTTGTCGAGCAGCACCTTGCGGGCCGCCAGGACGTTCTTGAACGTCTGCGGGGCGCCACCGCCCGTCACCTGGTTCCACACCTGTGTGAACACGCCGAGCGAGCGGCTTTCGATGTCGGCGGCGATGATCGCGGCTGCTGGCTCGATGTAGCGCTCGGTAAAGCGGTCCATGCTCATCGTTAGGTCAGTGGTGTTGAAGGCCATGTCCACACCGGACACGCTGCTGACCGTGAGCGTGACCGAGTTCTCAATGGTGTTCTGCGGCGCCAGCGTCATCGTGTCGCGGCGGATGACGTATTGGTTGGGGATGCGAATGCGCAGCGTCTGGCCGATCTTGGCACCGGTCTGCGCGAAGCTGTCATCATCTTTGATGTTCAACCGGGTGCGCTAGTGCCCGATCCGCCTTGCGGCTGCTGACGGTTTCCCGCCAGAACAGACTATATCTTATTACACGTGCTTCCAGATGCGGCGAGAGCGGATCATTGAGACGAGGCCTTGAGAAACCCCGAAGTATTCCGCAATCTCATTCTGGGTGCCGCCCATCACTCGTATCAGCCTGACTTGCGCAACGGTTAGGATTGCATGGCCATTCTTGGCACCATGAGCATGACGCAGCTTGACGTTCATGTCGCTGATGTTGTCGAGATAGCTACCAGTCCACAGATGGTCTGGATTCACGCAACGCCGATTATCGCAGGTATGGAGTACGAATGCGCCATCCGGTATCGGCCCATTGGCCAGTTCCCATGCGACGCGATGAGCATAAGCCGTGCGACCGTTCGAGTGGATTTGCCCATAACCGTTCGGCATAATGCTGCCGATCCAGTGATGGCACCCACTCTTGTGCGGCTTGACCTTCTCGGCAAACCGCTCGGCCAATGGCCTGGCTGCTGACACGTATAACCCCCGCTTTTCGGGCCGCTCGGCCCTACGCCTTTCGGCTAGTCGTTGAACCTTCCGCAACATCATACCTGTGTTAATAGGCATATGGAAGCGGCTTGGCTGCTGATTGCCCAATCCATGGCACTTTTCTGCCGTCGCGACTGCTGTTTCCGGCTTCGCTGTGGCGGACATGGCTCTAAGGGGTTTCCAGCAATTAACGGGGTTTAGCGTGAGCTAGACTGTCAACTCACGGTTAATACTACCAACAAAATTGAGCTTTTGGTGGAGTATAGCTAACGTTTTGGCCGTAAGCATGTTAGGCGTGATCAAAGTATTCGAGGCATTTGTGGGCATGGCCGTGGCCTTTCGCGACGAGGGAAATGCAAAGGCCCCTCACGCGATGCGCGATCTCGGGGCGTTCGTTCCGTCTGTCGCGAAAGGCAGAAGTCGCAGCGACCAGGCGTTCGGCACGACACAGCGGCATAGACCGGCCGCGGCGGTTCAGGCGTCAGTCAGCGCCCAAGGCGCTTTTCCCGCAGTTGCTTGGCATAGTGCTCGGTCAACTGCTCAGGCGTGGCGGTGTATTCGTTGAACGTCGAGGTAACAGATCCTGTCACAGGCCGGATCGGCGGTGGCGCGCGCGACACCCGTGGTGCCGGTGCGGGTGCTGCCGCCTTGGCCGCCGCATATTTACCCAACTCGATCGCCCGAGCGCGCTCTGTTCGCAGCGCCGCGATGCGCTCCAGTTCCTCGGGGTCGTCGGCAAGCGCGGCGGCAACCTTCACGCCCTCAGGCATCTCGATCAGCAACTCGGCGATCTGGGCATCCGCGCCCATCTGCATGAGGCTGGAGCAGCGCTCCTGCCAGTCGGCATGTTGCGCCCGTCCCTCGGCGTGGAACCGCTGTGCGCGGTCCTGAGCCGCGCGGTGAGCCACCTCGGCGGCGACACGCTGGTCGAGGTAAGCCTGCTGCTCCGGTGTGAGGTTCAGTTCGCCGTTCGGTTGCTGCATGCGCCCGCTGCGCAGCGCCTCGATCTCGGCGGCCTGGTGTTGCTCGCGCTGCTCGGCCGCTGACAGCCGCGCCGAGAGGGCGGCAATTCGTCTGTCGCCCCGACTCGGCTTCGGCTCTTCGGTGGTAGTCTCGGTCGTCTCAGTCGCAGCGCCTTCAGCGGCCGGCGCGGGGGCCTCGGTCTCAGTCGCAGCCGGTTCGGGCCGTTCGCCCTCGCCCGGCGGGGCGATGGTTTCGCTCACGGGTTACGCCTCCTTGGCTGGTTCCGGCGTGACGATCACCGGCTCGCTGTCGCCGTAGTGGGCGGATTGCGTGCCGCGCTGCACGGCCATCAGTGCCTCAAGCGCGGTCACGCGGGTCTCCATCACGCCAAGCCGCTGCGCCAACTCGACCAGCGCCTCGGCCACGGCCTCGGGAACGGGTTCGCTCATCGACGCGGGTGCTTGTCGTTCGGCTCTTGGACGTGCTCGGCCGGCGCATGCGGCTCAGCCTTCACGCCACGCGCCGCACCCGGCGGCACGAACACCTCGTGCATGCCCTGTGGCACCCGCGTCATGTCGATTGACATAACATCGACCTCAGCAGCGAGCGGCGTGTTCTGCGTCACCGCGCTGCACCATGCCGGGCCATTGGCGGCGATGTGGTCGGCGAGCGCTGCCACGAGGTCCATGTTGCCGGTGTCAACGGCCACATAGAGTTGCGAGCAGATGCCGCGGATCAGGGCGGCGACGCTGTGCGCCACGCTGCGCTGTTCGGCGACGACGCTGCGGATGGCGTCGGGTGATATGGCCATGGATGGTCCTCCGTTGGGTTAGAGCGCTGGGTCTGAGGTATATTGGCTCGGGTTAATGGTTTGGATTGCAGGACGGCCTGGACCTGAGCCTGAGTTCTTGTGTGCATATGTCGCGCCCGAAATGCGCAGTCCGGTGAGCGTCTTAACACCCGGATATTGATCCAGTAGCGCACCGCGCAGTTGCCGTATCGCCGCAGTACCGAAAGTGTTCGGTCCACCCTCCGACTGGAAGTCCTCTATGTGCAGATTGCCGGTGTCAGGGTTCCATGTGGTATCTATGGTGCCGGCGCTCCCGCCAGCCGGATCTTTAATCGTCCAAATATGCTCGTTGGGGGGTGCAGAACGACGACGCTGGACTTTCTCAAGACTATAACCCGCCGGCAGCGCCGACTCACCAGGCGCCGTAGTGCCCATCACCAACGCGTTGCCATACTGCTGCGCCGCGTCCTGCACACCCGCTCCGGTGATGCCCTGCGGCCCCCACAGCCCGCGCTGCTCGCTGATCTGCCGCTGCTGGGACACCCAATCCTGTATCGCCTGCAGATTGGCCTTCGAGGCGTTCGCTAATTGCGGATCACCGAGCGACAGCAAGTTGTTCGGGTCGGCGAGATACTTCCCAAGATCGAGTGGATTACTCCCTGACACATCACTGAACCGTCGGCTGACCGCTATCAGCGCCGTTGCCCGGCTGCGGCGGTGGCGCAATCGCCTGCTGGTGCTCAGCGTCGGCCGCCGCGTGCTCATGCATCACCGGCAGCGCCGGCATTCCCAGCATTTGCGACAACATCGATCTGATCACGACTTGCGCCGCCACCGGATCGGCCGCCGCCACTGCCTGCAGCCGCTTCGTCTCCGCGTCGTAATCCTTGATGCTCAGGTCGCCGCTCTTGTCCTTCGCCGCGGCCTGCGCCTCGGCGAGTTGCTGCTTGAGTTGTGCGATCTCCTGATCCGCCTGGCCGAGCAACTGGTGCGCCTGTTGCTGCACCTGCACCACCTGCGGATCTGGTCCACCCGCCTTGTATTGCGGCGGCAAGCCACGCTGCAGCCGCTTGGCCAGTTCGTCGGCCCCCGGAAAATCGCTGTTCGCCGCCCAGAAATCACCCACGACCTGAAACGCTGCCGGGTTCTGCTGCATGATCTGCGCGAAGGCGTTCGCCGCCTCCTGCCGCTGCGTGCCGAACGACGGGCCGACATCCGCCTCGATGTCGTACCGCCCCACATTGGGGTTGAAGATCACCTTTGGATTGGGCGTGTTCGGATCGGCCATCATGCTTTCCGCCTGCTGCGGCGTCAGCGGCTGTGGGCCGTCCGGTCCCATGGCGATCTGCTGGTGCGCGGCCGGCGCGTTCGGCACGAGGTGCACATCGTCCTCGCTGCCGTCCTCAGCCATGATCTTCATCACGCGCGCCACGTCGTAAATCTTCGGAATCAGGTCCAGACAGATGCGCCCGACCTGGCGTATCCCCTTCGCCTGATTGTCGATGTAGTGGTACGTGGCATTATCGCCCTGGCGCTGCCGCTGCTGGATCGCAACACCGCTCTGCTCGTTGCTCGGCATGCCAAGCTCGGCCTGATACTGGCCGGACACCGACATCATATCCTGTCGCGCGATGTTCATGCCCTCAATGTAGGCTTGCGCCATGGCCGGCGGCTGCTCACGCGAGGGCCGTTCGATCGGCTGACCAGCATCATCCACGCCGTTGTAGGCCAAGTACGGCAGGTTCGCCGTGTTGGCGTGGTTCCACTCCGGCCGCCCCTCGAACGCGCGCACATCGCCGACAAACGGGGTTTTGGTCTGTAACGCGACCTGCTCGACGGCCTGGCTGGCCATGTAGTTGTAGGTCTGCTGCGCGCCGATCAGCGCCCGCGTGTGGCCCTTGCGATCCATCACGCCGTCGATGACCGTCTCCTCGCCGATGAACGGCACGATCGGAATGTACCGCCCCGGCCATTCCTCGCGTTTGTCCACGCGGTTGCCGACCAGGCGGATACACTCGATCTCCGGTTCCGACACCGCGCGCGACTGCACACTGGCTGCCTTGACCGCATCGAGTTCGTCGCCTTCAACGTCGCTCTCGCGCACCGTCGAGCCGTCCGGCATCAGGTGCAGCGTGTCGTCCACATCGCCGCGGCGCCAGTATTCCGCAACGCGCACATGGTCCTTGCTGTTCCAGTGCTCGCCCATGTTGTCGAGCGCCACAGGTTCTGGCACGTCGTCCTTGCCGTGCGCCGCTTCCCACGCATCGCGCGGGATGTCCTCGAACACGAAGGCGAACATCATGTCCGACTTGTCGTATTCCTTGGCGTCGGGATCGATGTAGATGGTGCGCGGGTCCGGCACGCGGCGAATGTAGATGTCCTGGTCGAAGCTGTTTTCGTCGGCGTAGTCCGTCACGACGCGGCAGTAGCCGACGCCGGTTTGGACCTGGTGGAAGATCGCGGTGGAATAGGCATCGACGGCTTTGGACTGATACTCGATGCGCCGGATGATGCCGGCGAATATCTGCGCGGCCTCGTATGTCGCCTCGCCGCCTGTGGGCGTGACCTTGATCTGAGCTTTGTGCTGGCGCGCATCGTTGATGATCTGGAGATTGTGCTGACGCGCTTTGTTGTGCGTGATGCAGGGACGGCCGGCGCGGGCGTTGCGCACCGCCTGATCCCACTGCCATTGGTTGTAGGCATCACCCTCGGCGAAGCGGGCATCGGCCAGGGCGTTGTCGCGCGCGGTGCTTTCCCACGCGACGCAGCGCTCAAAGCGTGCGCGTGCCTCGCGCAGTATCGCCGCATCGCCGGCTCGGACACGGGTTCGGGCCACTACAGCCCCATCCACGAAGCGGAGCCGCCATGCAGCGGCACGGTGACGGCGAGTGGCGAGGGCGCGGGCTTCATCACCGTATCGCGCAGGCCCATCGCTAATGTCCTGACAGAATCCGCGGCGTGACTCGACCAATCATGAGTCGGCGCATCCTTGAACACGCCCATACGGTCGTTGAAATCGCGATGGTAGTGCGCCAGGCACTCGCGCAGCCGCGCCGTCCGCACGCGATCGAACCATGTGCGCCCCAGCATCATCTTCACCGCGTTGATCCCGTCGTCCACGTCCTGGCGCGGCAGCACACGGACCTTGCGGCCATTGGCGCGCAACAGTTCCTCGCGCGTGCGCCCGGTGCCTAACTCACGTGCCCCAGCATCGTGCGGCAGGAGGTCGGTGCCGTAGCGATAGGGGCGTGCATCGAGCCACGCGACGTAGTGCGTCAGCGGCTCGCCCGTCGCCTCGTAGTAGTCGATGATATGCACTTCCTTGCCGACAAGCTGCGCGCAGACGATCGAGGTTGCATCGCCGATGCCGAGATCCCAGCCGGTCCACACCGGCACGGCGGGATCGTATGGCACGCTGCACAGGCGGTTGTCGGTCTCTATGGTCTGAAGCTCGGCGCGATAGATGGCACCGCGGATTGCCGCGTCGAATGAGCACATCAGCTCCTGGTCATACTGATCGGCGGTCATCATGCCGCGCATGTCGTCCAGTTCGGATTGCGGTAGCAGACCGGTCTGATCCGCGCGCATCACCAGCGAATACCACTCGGGGTTGCTCGCTGCTTCGGTATGGATGCGCCAGAAGTCATTGCGGCCCTTCGGTGTGCCGATGAACACGGCCCACCCGCCACGATCGGCTAGCGACGGACGCAACACTTCGGGCCAGGCGCGCGGATCAAAGTCACCGTATTCGTCCAGCACGATGCCGTCGCTATAAGTGCCGCGCAGACGATCGAACGTCTCGGCACCATAGAGGCGAACACGCGCACCGTTGGGGAAGATGGTCATCAGATCGGATTCGCGTTGTTCGATGCCGGGAATATTCGCAGTGAAGCGCTTTAGGTACGTCCACGCGGTATCCTTCGCCTGCGCATAGGTCGGTGCGAGATAGGCAAAGCGTGCGTCGGGCTTTTTGCAGCGCAGTGCTGCATCGATGAGGTCCATGACGCATGCGACGGTCTTGCCGGCGCGGCGATGGACGACGAGGCAGGACCAGCGTTGCGTGCGAGCATGGAACGGCGCGAACTGCGGGCGCGCGTGGTAGCCTAGATCAATCCGCTTCGTGGGTCGCGCCATATTTCCTGAATGGTTCGTGTTCGCCACACCAATCCGCCGCCCTGACAAGCGGCCATTCTTGCGTGACGTGCCCCGACCATTCTTCGTGCGGTTCGCCCTGATCGTTTTCAGCGCGGACGAACACAG